AGATATTGCTTCTAATGAAAGTGATGCAAAAGTACCATTTGCTTTTAAAAAACTCATTCCACTTGTAAAAACATTAAACCAAAGTCCACTATCAGAGTCTGTAGCATTATCGCTTTGAATTATAACCTGAGGACTGTAAAAACCTGCTGATTTATTACCTGTTATTTTACTTACTTTTAAATGTTCAGTTCTTTATTTTAAAGTAACAAATTCTTCTGCTGAAGATAGTATTTTATTATTTGCAAATTCTAAACCTGTATTTTTACCACCTATTTTTAGTGGCTTAAAATCTTTGTCTATATTAGAATCCGAGCCTAATGAAATTGGATTCTTTCTTTTAGGCTCGAAATCTGTAGGCTTACTTTGTTTTAAACTTTTTCTAACAGGCATTGTTTTCTACTTCTTTCCTTTCAATGCTTTAAAGATAGGTTGTAATATTGTCTGGAACAACAAATCGTCTTTTTTAGATGGACTAAGCAAGATTATTTTTTCTGTTACATACATAACTAATAAAGCCCATTCCCAATTACTTGTTAATAATTCAAACATTATTTTTTCTCCTTTTTGTTTTCTAAAAATCTTAATCTTTTTAAAACTGCATCATATTGTTTTTTACTAAATACTGGTGGATGTGATTCAGCCAACAGCTTTGCTACATTCTTTTCTAATTCTTCTATATATTTACCTTGTTTAGATATTGTTTTTTGCAATTGTTTTACTTGTATATCAAGCTCATTATCTTCCTCAACATATTTCCTAAGTTTATTAATTTCTCTTTTTTCCATAACCTTTTTTAAGATTACATCAATTGCTTTTTTTGCTATAAATCCTTGTAACATATTACTCCTTAATAAATATAATCATCATTATCGTCATCATCCAGGTGAAAATCAAATATATCCCACTTTGTTAGCCAGTATATACCACCAAAGAAAACCATTATAAATCCTAATAGAAAATAACCTAAATTAATCATTGCAATCATCCCACTTTTTTAGATCAAGCATAGGTAAAGGTTTTTCTATAAGATGGTCTTTAAGCTTATCATTTTGAATAGCTACTTTGTTACCACCTTTTATAAAAGGTTTACCTTCACTACATCCTACTTCATATATAAATAAAATTGTTTTCCAAAGCCCTACACGAATTACCCTGGCAGGTCGACCATCAAAAATTACTGTGTCGTCAGTATTTAAATCGTCTCCTAAAAATATTTGTATAGCACTTATTCCAGATTCTATAGTTTTACGAGCAATTAATAAAACAAAAGCTGTAGCAATCATCCAACCATACTGACCTATTAATGCTTCTATAGCTTGTTGTTCCATTATTCTCCATAATTTATCCTTTTATGAGCTCTCCCCATAAAGAGGTTTTACCATCTATAATCTGTATAATATGTACTGTAAATAAACCTTTTTCAAAAAAATCTACAATTGCAAAAGCATGAGCCCAATTAATTCGTCTATTGTCAAGCCAAGCATTTTTATCAGCCGACATATCCTTGAGACACCCAATACTCCAAGCTGACTTAGCACCATCCATATGTGTGGCAGACATCTGCTGTAAATCGTGCCAATGACCATACATAACATTGCAACCTAACTTTCTCAGGTGGTTAGCTGTGTGATATTGACCACCATATTGATGACCATGATAAAAGTATAATTTTCCAATTTTTAAATGCCTTCCAAATTCGTAATATTTATATCCTCTTTCTTTAAGATTAACTGCATTCCTAAATTTATATTTAGGGACATAAGGATACTTGTCTACTAAAGTATTAAGCCAATTATCGTGATTGCCTTCAGTTATATATTTTTCATCACAATTTGCTTTATCCAGGGCTTCATCAACTTGATCCATACATTTGTTGACATCATCAACTTCAGCATCCATATCTGGTAACATAAATTCTAAAGGTGGAGCTTTCTTTCTTGCATATTTCCAATGAGAAAAAGCTTCCCATTCACCTATGTCACCTAAATCTACATATATATCTGGTCTTACAATTTCTATTGTTTTACACAAGACATTAATACTTGGTTGGTCATGCAAAGGGAAGTGTTTATCAGGAGTAACTATAGCTCTTTTAATAACACCTTTACTTCTCATATAACTCCATTTTTAATTAATAAAATATGCAAACAATGTACTGAATAAAAAAACAATGGTTGCTCCAATGCCTTTTAACCAGGATATTGATACTTCGTTTTTTCTAACCCTACCATTTAATCTTTCTAAATGATTATAATTAGCATCTACTTTTTCTTTAATGTATTCTAAATGTGTTACTACTAAATCTCTATAATCTTTAACATGGCTATTTTTTGGCACTTGCTAACCTTTCGCTTAATTCTTTAGCTCTGTTTGGTGTTTGTTTAGCCCATAAAGAATCAAGCATTTCAACAGAAGCTTCTTCATATTGTTCAGTTTCTAATAAATATATTGTCTTTTTAAATTTACTAAATCCAGAAATACCCATTTGATAACACATATTAGTTACCACACTTTTAACTTCTTCTGGACTATTTTTAAACCAACCAAAAGTTGCTATAATACCTTCAAGTAGCCCCTTTATTTTTCTCATAAGGATTAGCTCTGCTATATCCTCATCTAATATTAAATCTTTTACAGCGAATCCCCAACCAATTGTAAGATGCCCCTCTGTGCATCGATATGCTACTGATCTAAAACCTTCGTGTTCTTTTATTTCATCTATTATTGATTTCATATTTTATAGTAGGGGGTGGTTACCCACCCCCTTTTATAATTAAGCAGAATCAGAATAATTAATATTACTCGTAGTCCACTAAAGCAATGATTCTTCTATCACCTTGTGCATCTGCATTTTTAACTGCACCACCATAAACAGATTCGCAAGTTACTAACCAAGATAGGTAAGCATGACGATAAGTTGCAGTTATTTTAGATTTCTTAGAAAATGCATAGTACAATGCAGATTCATGTATAGCATATCCATAAACTATATCATTATCATCAGTTCCAGAAGTTTCAAGATCAGCTACTGCTTTAATGCCTTTAGTAGCATCAGCACTTACATCTGCTCCAGAAGCATCCATGTAAGGAGATTGAGCTACCCATACTGGCATACCAAGTAAGTTACCTGCATTACCAGTAGAACCAAACCCTGAACCTAAAGGAGCACCTTGTGTTCCTTGTGCATATTCAGTTAAAGCATTTAAAGATGAATACATTTTAGGTGATAAAACTAAATTCCAACCATCAGTTGAACCAGTTTCACCTAATATGATAGACATCAATGAAGTTAGATTTGCTTGAGACAATGCACTACCAGTTGTTTCAACATGAATAGATGTATCAGCATCAGCACCAACAGCACCAGTTGCACTTGCAAGTAAACCTTGTAGATTATTAGCTACTAAATAATGTAGATAATTATCAAACCCTCTTGCAGATGCATATGCTAATTGTTTTACATATATATTCATAAGATCATAACTTGATTGTACATTAACAATATCTGGAACATAGACAGAAGCTACATTATATTCAGAAATTGTTAATAGAGTTTCTTCAGAAGTCATACTTCCTGATGAAGCATCAGGAGCAATCTCACCACCTTGTGTAAAAGCAGATAAAGAAGGCACACCGATATGTGGTAAATGTATAACATCACCATGTGATGCGACATCTGGAGATAAATCAATACCTACATTGTCCATCATTATTGTTTGCTGAAATACATCGTCAATTGCTTGACCCCATACTTCAGGTATAAATTGATCAGCAACATTCCTTGCAGTAGCACCTGTACCACCACCTTGAACATTAACATCTATTGGATCTGTAAAAGCCATGTTTAAAGTCCTTTATTGACCACTCTTTCAACTCCTAAAAGGCTTCATTTTGAGTGGATCTGGATTAATTTCCAGGTTTATATTGTTCTACAATGTTTTTCCAATTCTTCCTTTTTTCATCAGCAGTCATTTCACTAAATGACTTTTCTGGTGTCCTTTGTCTTGGATTACCAGGAACTTCAGGAGCATTGGTTTTAACACTATTAATTTTATTAGTTACAAATTCAAGAGTTTCTAAATTTAATGTTTTTAGATACTCATGTTCATTTTCAGGATGTAATTGTATAAGAGATGCTTTTTTGCTTTCTTCATACTTAGCCCATTTTTCAGCATTTGCCTGTAAGCCCTCAATTTGAGAAGATTTTTCTTCATATAAAGTTTTATATTCTTCTTTTTCTTTGAGTTCAGCTTCTTTTTGTGTTTGGAGCTTTTTTTCTAATTCAGCTACTCTGCCCTCTGCATCCTGAGCTCTCCTTCTATACTTCTTGCTTTCTGCAATATGTTGTTCATTAGAGCTATCTTGAACAACTTCTTTAGCAGGACTTTCACTAACTGTTTCTGTCTCTACTTTTGGTTCTTCTTGTGTCATACTGACTCCTAATTAGTTAAAATTACTATAAAACCTGCTTAAAAAATATAAAATAATATTGAATAAAACAATAAAATTTAAGGTTTTTTGCAAAAAAACTTTAAAAATCGTTGTTTTTGTGCTATAAATATCCTTATTTTAAATGGGTTATATTATCCACTATGAATAATGTTGATGTAGAATTTAAAAACAATTGGTTTGACTTTATGGGGTATAAACCTCATGTAGGTCAACATAAGCTACACTTTCCTGAAAACGATAGCAGGTTTGTAGTAGCTGTTTGTGGTAGACGATGGGGAAAGAGTTTGTCAGCTTCTATGGAAGCTTCTACAGTATTGGCAAAACAAAATAAAAGAGTTTGGGTAGTAGCACCTACATATGATTTGTCAGAAAAAATATTTCGTGAAATCTGGCATCATATGGTAGTTAGTAAAGGAATGCAAACAAAAAGAGCTTCTTTTAAAGAACAGTTTATTGAATTTGAATGGGGTTCTGTTTTAGAAGGCAAATCTGCTGACAGACCTGATTCTTTAGTTGGTGAAAGTTTAGATTTACTTATAATTGATGAGTGTGCAAAGGTTAAAAAGAATATATGGGAAATGTATTTAAGACCTACATTGTCAGATAGAAAAGGTAAAGCTATTTTTATAAGCACTCCAGAAGGTTTCAATCATTTATATGATTGGTATTTAATGGGGCAGAAAGATAATAACTGGTATTCTTTTAGATCTCCATCTTGGGAAAACAATGTTGTCTTTCCTGATGGAGAAAATGATGAAGATATACAAGAAGCTAAAAGAAATGTTACAAAAGAGATATTCGACCAGGAGTATAAAGGATTATTTACCTCTCTTTCAGGCAGGGTGTACTCTTTTGATAGGTATATTGATATGGGGCATTTTCCTTACAATCCTAACTTACCAACTTATTGTAGTATAGATTTTGGTTATAGGATGCCATCTGTAGGATGGTTTCAAACATATAGAATTAATGGTGAGTGGCACATCAATATGATAGACGAAATAAGCCACAAAACAAATATAAAGACAGATCAATTAGCTAATGAAATATTAAGTAAAAGATATAATATTACAAGATTCTTTGGTGATCCTGCTTCAAAACAGGTGCAAGGTCAATCTGGGTTAGGTGATTGGGAAATATTCAGGAGAAAAGGTATTTATGTTGAATCAGTCAGAGATAGAGTGAGTAGAAGTATAGCATCAGGAATAACTCATGTTAGAAGCTTTATTGAAAATGCTAATGGGCAAAGGTATATACATTTAGATAAAAAATGCCAGGGAACAGCAGAAGACTTTGAAATGTATAGATACCCAGAAGAAAAACAAGGTAGACCTTTAAAACCAGAACCTATGAAAGATGGTTATTCAGATCATGGCATGGATATGGTTCGATATTTTTTTATAAACAAATTTCCAATTAAAAACAAACAATTAAAAGTGAGCACAAGATGATAAACACCCAAATGTCAGTAGAACAAATAATTAAAAAGTCAGTTGAAGATGCAAAACTGCTTAAATCTAAAGAAAGACGAAAAGAGGTTCGTAAGTTATTGGACTTTTATTCAGGAACTGAAATAGAAAAATATATACAGAATTATTTTCAAGCAGATCAATTTAGAGAAGTTCCTCCTTACAATGCTAATATAACAAGAAGATTTATAAATAAATTAAGTCAAATTTATACTGTAGGTGCTAAAAGAAAAGTAAATAGTCTATATGATGAACTTACTATAAAAAAAGATGCTAAAATGAAGCATGTAGAAAGAATGACAAGACTTGTTGGTACTATAGCAACACAAATTATTTATAAAGAAAACTATGGAAAACCTTGTTTTGATTATAGACCTATTTATTATTTTGATGTACATTTAAAAGATGCTTATACTCCTTCTGCTATAATGTATCCACTTCTTATGCAACCTGAAGATATATCTCATACAGAACAATGTGAGTGGGCTTACTGGGATGAATCAATATATGTTCATTATGATGAGAATGGTAATATTTTAGAAGAATATGAACATGGTTATGGTGTATTGCCTTTTGTTTTTACACATAGAGAAGAACAAATAGACGAATTTTTAGTTGAGGGGGCAAGTGACATATGTGGAGCTAACTTGCAAACAAATATAACCCTTACAGAGCTTCAGCTTGGTCTTAGATTTCAAATGTTTGGTCAAGCCTATACTTCTGGGGTATATACTGATGCTCCTATGCAAAGAATGGGTTCTGATAGAATATTAAACTTACCAGAAGGTGGTAACTTTGATATTATAACACCAGGAGGTGACCCACAGAAAGTAATAGAAGCTCTTAAATTTCAAATAGAACTTGTTGCACAAAACAATCATTTATATGTACAATTTGCACAAGATGGTGGTGAAACTCCTTCAGGTATTGCTCTTAGAATTAAAGATTTAGATAGATTTGAAGATTACCAGGATGATTTAGACTTATGGAGATCATATGAGCATGATTTTTATAAAGTAGAAAAAGAAATTGCTGATTTTAATGGTATTTCACTACCAGAAAAGTTTGGTATAGATTTTAATGAGGTAGAATACCCTAAAACAGTTCAAGATCAATTGGCTTGGAATGATTGGATGTTAGCAAATAATATGATCACTCCTGCTGAATTATATGTGAAATACAATAAAGATTTTAGTTTAAAGGAAGCTGAGAAAAAAATAGAGGAAAATAAACAGAAAAATGGCACAGAAGAACAAGAAACAACAACACAATCACTCTTTGCTCAAGCTCGTGAACGAGCTCAGGGAAATCAATAATTTTGAAATAGAACTTCCTAAAGATAATATTGATTCTATATTAAAGAACCCTCAACAATGGGGTGAGCAAATTGCAGAAAGTTTTTTATTATCTTTTATTCCAAAGTTTTTGAAAGCAAAGAAAGCAGGAACTAAACTTGCACAAGATTTAAAAGGCAAAAATGATTAGAAAATTAGAAATGACAGTTGATTTTGAGAAGTTAAAAAGAAATAAAGCTGAAGTTATAAGACAGCTTAAAAACAAAACTATATATGACAAAGTTGATTTTGCCAGTAAAATAAAACAAAGAATTAATAGTACTGAAAATTATAATAAACAAGAATTATTCCCTTTAAAACAATCAACATTAAATATAAGAAAAATGAAAGGAATTACTGGATCAAAACCTTTAATTGAGACAGGTAAGCTTTTAAACTCTATAAAAAATGTTAAAAGAAAAAATAAAGCAGGTGTTAGTATGCTTAAATATGGTATGCATCAAGCAAAAGGCTTTACAACTAAAAATCATTTTGCTGTTAAAAAAGGTGATAAAGTATTAGGTTATAGAGATTATAGTAGTGGAGTTAAAGTGCCTTCAAGACCTTTTGTTTACCCTATAGATGGTCAAATTAAAAAGTCACAAACTAATAATGATGTTTTTATTGGATTAGTGGAGGTAGATAAAGAATCACAGAAGGAAGCAGTAAAAGTAATACGAAAGTATTTAAAAGGAAAAGTTATTAAGAAATTTAAATAATGGCAATAGAGATAACAAATGAAGAAATTAATGAAGCTCTTGAAAGTATTGAGGACAATGTTGAAGAACAAGACAGAGAATTACTTAAATATCTTGCACTCTCAATCGGATTCGACATCCTCGTATTCGCAACAAGAATTAATAGACAGATTGCTTTATATGGAGCAACAGGTATCTCAAATGCAGAAATTTCAAGAATCCTTGCAACCGACTTACAAACCAATGGCAGAATCTTTGGAGAACTCCGAAATTCAATTATCAGAGGACTTGTACTTGGAAATAATCAGTTTTCTCGACTCGGACAACTTAATGTTTATGGCAATAGCATAGAAAACTATCGTTGGACTACTGTCCAGGGACATAAAATTTGCGATGATTGTATAGAAAGGTCTGGTGAAGTAGATACCTTTGCTAATTGGGAAGCAAGAGGTTTACCTGGTACTGGGTGGAGTGTATGTAGAGGTGCTTGTTACTGTGTATTAGTTCCTGAAGATGTAGAAAGCTCAAATACTTTAAGAATAGATCAAAATCAGTTAGCTTAACCCTTTTCCAAGCTTTCTAATTTAGCCAACCATTCAGCTCTTTGTGTTTTGGTAGGTTTCCCTGGTGGTAATAAGTCTAATCCAACCTTTTTAGCCCTTTTTCTTAAATGATACCAACTATTAAATTGATCCTTTTTCTTTTTAAGTAAATTTGGGTTTTTCTTTATTTTTTCAATCTTCTTTTTTTCTTTCATAGACCTTTTTATAGGCTTATCATTGTTTTTATTTCTTTTAGGCAAGTTTTCCTCTTTCACTTCAATTGTTTTAATAGCTTCCATAGGAGTAAACCCTACAGTTGGTATTTCATCATTTATATCTACTATATCAGCATCTTTAGCATCTAACCATTGTTGAAATGGTGCTTGAATCTTTACATTTACCCTCTTAACAATCTTTCCTGCTACTTCCATTACTAATTTACCTGCCTGGACATTTCCTTCCTTAGCTTCCCTTATCATAGCTTCTAATACAGCAGGTAGTTTAGAATTAAAGGTGATCATGTATTTCTCATACACAGCTTCTACAAATGCAATATCTTTCTTCCATTCAGTAAGAGTGTTTTTACTTATATCTAATTCTTTACATATTTCCACTCCTGTAACATCAGGCTGTGTTCCAAGTATATCTATTGCCCTAAGTTTTTTTAAGTTAGCTTTTTTAAGTAAATCTCTTTTTTTAACTAAATTTGACATTCTATATTTTAAGTAAACTATTTATTTATTGCAAATGGAAGATGGGGCAAGGTTTAAGTATTTGTTTTTATTTTGTGAGTTTTGCAACCCCCCATAAGATCGAGAGGGGTATCCCCCTGCACCCCTCCCCTGTTCGATAAAATGGGTTATCCTGGGGCTGTGTTAATTTCTGATAATATATATTATGTCTCATAATTATTTTTAATGGGTCTGCCCCACTTCCTGGCATAATTTGGCAGTATTTTTTTAAGTAAATACTGTGGCAGGGTGTGGCAGTAATTCCCCTTAATTGCTTGTATAAATAAATAAATTGTAATAAACTATATACATAACTATAAATAAATGTTAAGGGGTTAACATGGGAATAAAACAACAAGCACTTCAATTATCAAGACATATAAAAAAACATCAATTTAATAAAGCTTTAGACCTATTAAATGACATGATACTATTTAAATCAACAACTCCTAATTGCTGTTCTAATTGTTCAGGTCATGGGTTTAAAGGTTCTACAGGTTGCAAGAGAGACAGTTCTCAAAGTTGGTATACTATGTTAAATCAATTTAAAGGGCTGTTAATAGACCATATTAATAATAATATAGGTAATGACTATATATTACCTTTTAATGTCTTTAAATCTGGTAATGGTAAGCTCAAATTTATGAACTATTCAAATATACCAGTTGTTAACTGTCCAGGGGCTGGGGCTTGTGCATCAGAGGGGTATTGTTACAGCCTTAACAGTATGAGATTTCCAAAAGCCACTTTATCATGGTTGCAAAATCAACTCCTGGAGCAGTTTTATTTTAATCTAATTCAAAGGGAGTTTAACACCCATTTAAATGACCATTATAAAAAGCATCTTAAACAGGGTTTAAATATAGATTTCAGGCTGTATAATGATGGGGATTTTTCAAGCCTTGATATAATGGTTTTATGGTTCAACCTATTAAAAGAATTTCCACAGGTCAAAGCTTATGGATATACTAAGAGCTTACACATGGTAAAAAGATTATCTATAATGGGTTACGAATTCCCAGATAATTACAAATTTAATTTGAGTTCTGGCTCTAAATTTGATTACTTACAAAATGACCCAGTAATACTAAATAATAAATGTTACAGGGGTAAATTTATTAGTTTTGATTTAGAAGGTCGTAAAATATCACCCAC